TGACCATGCCGTTGAAGATTTCTGCGACTTCAATGTCTGCGTGGTCATCGGCTGGAATAACTTTGCCACTTGGGCGGTTTTGCCTTTGGTCATTGGTTACTTGTCTGACGTGCTGGGGTAACTTATTGATCGTCAGGCACGGTCTGGCGTTGATTGTCTGACCCTGCACAGCGCCACGGGTAGCCAACACATCCGCTGGCCATTGCCAGCGATTGTCGGGTGATCCAGCGTAGAACTTCAGGTCATCAATCTCATCTTGACGAGACTCAGACAGCGCGCCGATGGCCATGTCCAAACGCGAGCGAGCAGTCGCCAAGACATTGGATTCTGAGCCTTTTTGCTTGCCGCCGTTGGCCACAGCACCGGCTGCGGCTATGCCTGTGTAATCTGCCATTATTTTTTCTTCGCAGTTTTAGCCGAGTCTTTAAAATCTTTGGCCGTTGGCGCATTCTTGCTGCCAGGCTTGTTCATCTTCTCTTTAGAGCCAGCTGCAATACGGGCTTGCTTGGCGTGAATGTTTGCATAGAGTCCAGGTTTAGTAGCCATGATCAACACTTCCATCTTTTAAGGGCTGCTTTGGCTCGCTCGCCGTCTTTGGCGTGTGCCGCTACAGCGCCCATTCTTGCACAAAATGAAGCCTTGCGGCCTTCGTCTGCCTTGGTCTTTGGGTTGGGTGCTGGTGGTTTAAGGTTGGAGCCTGTCTCTCGGTTGTACTTTTCGCGGCCTTTGGCCGTCAAGCCTGCACCTTTGGAAACGGGTAGTTTCTCACCTCGGCCAACGCTAAGAGATACGTTTTTTTTCATGCGCCCATCCAACCAGTTACCGCAGTGCCCTGCGCGTTAAAACGTGTGTGCGCTGGTTCTTTGTATTCTCTGTGCGCCACAGGAAAAGCAAACGTCACTGCAAGCGCATCAGCTGCATCTGGTGAAGCTAAACCTCTTGCTCGCATTTCTTTTTTGCCTTCCAAAAATATAGTGCCCGAAGAATTTGGTTTCTTTGTTGGGCCAGTAAAATCAGCTTTCAGTTGCCGATCTGTGGGAATACTAGCAGATTTCAGCCAGTTACGCATGTCATTCCACATCTCTGCTCGCTTATTTCCAAATGCTTGCGAGTGCTTGGCCTTATTCCCGAAATTCACACCCCGGACCTTGTACCTTTGCTCTGTCAGCCGGTCAAGAATGCCATACCCAAGGCCACCCTCATCGATGACGGTAAGCGTTGGTTTGTATTCCTCAATCGCATCAATCACCCGACCAACAATCTCCATCGTGTCCTCGCCCTTGTACCTCTTGATGGCCACAATGTCCCGTCCTTGTCTCACCACAATCACAGTCGAATCTGCGCCACCGCGGGCTGGATCAACTCCCAAAATTATCGGTGCCGTCAAATCCTTGTAACGCGGGCGCTTGGCAGCGTCATCCACAATCACCGGGCTGATAAATTGATCTTCACCAGCTGAAGGAAACTCACCATACACCTCGACCTTGGCTTGGGCTGAGTCCTCGCCATATTCGGCAATGATCTGCTCATAAACCGACTTATCGGTGTCTTCCACCGTCCTAGCATCCACAATTTTGGACGTCCAAAAGTTGCGTTTGGCGTGAAAACACTCAAAAAAGTAGCCTTCATTGCGCCGCGGGTTAGAAAATGCAAACCAGTACCTGTCCGGCGTGTTTTCTGTAAAGAATCCAGCTCCAACTTCCCAAATCGGGTTAGGGATACCGCTAGATTCATCAAAAATCAACATCATGCCGTCTTGGTTGTGCACACCAGCGTAAGAATCGGGGTTTTCAGCACTCCAAAGCTTGCCTTCGCAGGCCCAATAACGGGTGCCTTTACGCAAATCGCGCTCTACCAGCTCGGTCAGCCATTGCGCCGGCACCAGTTTGGTGGCTGAAATCTCCCACCAGTGCGAGTTAATAAGCATGGCTGCCCATTTGGTCAATTCTGCCCAGGTAACTGAGCGCAGCTGGTTCTCGCTGTTGGCGCTGACCACTACTGAGCCACCAATGCGAGTCGTTAGCATCCAAAGTATCAGCCAAGATACCAAGGCTGATTTGCCAATGCCTCGACCAGAAGATACAGCCATGCGGATGGTGTCATAATCAATCAAACCCTTTTGCTTCTTGATGTGCGCGGTTATATCCCTCAACACTTCTCGTTGCCATTTGCGCGGTCCACTAAACTTCTCCAGCGGCGTATTCTTTTGACCCCAAGGAAAAGCAAACAGCACAAAAGCTTCAGGGTCATCAGCAATGGCCGGTGACCAAAGCTCCACCATCAGCTTTTGTTCTTCTTCAGACTTGTAGATCGTTGTTTGCATTGATTAAGGTGCAGCCAGGTAATTGGCTGGCTGCTCTGGTGCTGGTTGTGGTGCCAACATGTTTTTTGCAGCCATCGCTCCACCAGCAAGACCTGCAGTGCCAAGCATTGCAGCGGGAGTGGCGGCACCATAGTAAAGCTCTCGCCAATCACCTTCTTTCATCACCGGCTTGGTGCCGGTGTACCCTGCCTGCTTATGCGCGGCCAGCGCGTCGCGCATTTCTTGCCATGACTGCTTGGGCAACAACCTGTAGTCCGGATGGGCAAACTCATGGGGCTCCAACCTCTGGCGATAAACATCCCATTTGCGCCACTGTTCAGGAAACAACTCAATCGCTGGGTTTGCGCCCCTAGACTCATCAACGTAGTCAACCACTCTTTTGTAAAACGGGTTGAAGTCTTGCAGCTGCTTAGGCTCAAACGCCAATTTTTCAGGCGTGGCCACTCCAGGTATTTCATTCAATTCGCCAGTTTTGGTGCGATACATTTTCGACAATGATGATCCACCAATCACGTCAATGGCAGCCTTTTCAACCTTCTTGGTCGGCACTCCCAAAATAGCTTCTTTAGTTGGCTCAACTCCCAACTTGCCAGCCATGCGAGTTCTAAATGCTTCCCCCACAATTGGATCGTCCAACATCCTCTCATACGAGTGCCGGATCATGTGCAAATCAACAGCCGACGTGTTTGCACGGTTTAAGTCCAACCAAGGCGTACCCAACGATGCAGTCTTTGGACCCAAGCCCGGCACCTGGTTCATTACCCTCAACGTCACATCCCTCATAGTCTCCCCAGGCGCAATCTGAAACATCTCAGGCTTGTCCAAAATCAATTTGGCCAACATCGCCTGATTCTTCAAATCTGCCGTGCCCAGCACTCCCATGCCACCGCGGCCAGCTGCCTGCACTCCCGTCTGCCCCTGCGCCGTGACAGACAAACCAGGCTCGCCAACCCTACCGGCCAGCGCCTTCAACTCATCCATATTCGTCAACCTCAACCGCTGCGCCAAAAACTCATTGGGCGTCAACGGCGCATTAGGCGACAACTGGGCAAAACTCAACCGGTTAAACATGTCCACCTGATCCGGATTGGCCACCTCATGCGTCCTGATCAACTTCTGCATCAGCTTGTCATGCACGTCCTTTGGCAGCGCCGCGGGATCAATATTGTTGGCCTTCATCCAGAACATGTCCGGCACCGTAAACTTGCCCTCCAAACCACCAGGTATCTTGATCTCTCTCTTGCTGGTCAAGTCAGTAATGCCAAGCGACTTGGGCTCGGTCACCGTCATATTCACGCCGTGCTTCTCGCCCCAAGCTTTCCACTCAGCCTCACTCGCCTTGGCCCCTGGCGTCGTTGGCGCCTCACCCTTCATCCTTGTGCGCGTAGACAACGCATCATCAATCACCGACTTAGGCACATACCCGTTAATCTTAAAAGCCGGATTGTTCAATATTGATTTCGCTATATCTGGGTTGCCCTTCAATAACTTTTTCACCTCAGACCTCGGCACCGCGCTACCTGTGACTTCACCAGTAAAAGCCAAGTCGGCCAGCTCTTTATCCTTGCTGCTTAATTTTTGATATTGCTCTGCAATGTTCTGAAATTTTTGCAAATCAGTTGGCGGCCTTGCTGCGCCAGGCTGAACCGCAAAAGAAGGCTGCGGTGTAATTCCCCTTAACGGGCCTTCGTTAAACATTCCGCGCTCAATTTGCAGCAAAGCCTCTTTGCTTAAAAACTTTGCAGCAGGACCAAGAACTGTACGCAATGCCTGCATACCAGGCCCAACCAAAGTAGCCATACCAGTGGCATACCCCTGCTCACCTCGACCAATAATATTTTGATAGTTTGGGTTCATTACGCTAAACCCCATCTGATCAGGGCGCTCACCCAACATGCCACTGACAAAAGCATATGTCTGCGGATCAGGCAACATATTCACGTTTCTTTGCTGCGCTAATGCTCTTGCCTTTGCCCCTTGACGCTGAATATTCGGGTTGACAAACCCAACAAATTGATTTGCATCGTCAGGCGCCAGTTTATTTTTGGCCATAAAAACCCCCGTTTTGATGGGCTGAATATACCAAATAAAAGCTGGCGCAGGGAGTTCTAGAAATACAAAGTTAAGGAGCTATGGTCAATCCAGTTGCTATGCGCCAGCAATTGAAATGTACATTAAAAAAATAAAAAATTGTGTGCGGGGGCACCCGTTCTTGCGCCCTTTTGCGCCGGACCCTCCCCCCCCCCCATCGGGCCAGCGGGCGAGCTGGCCACCGGCGCTAGACACGCGGCGGCTGGTCATAAGCCAGCGCAAGCAGTAAGTTATCCACAGGCTGAGTGCATAATCAGGCCAAGGTTAGACACATTGCCCTGTGGACAACTACATTCTGCACAATTAGTAGGCAGAAACGCATGAGTTATCCACAATTGACTTAACATAATGGACATCGTGTTAAATGGATATTGTCAGCATTCTGTAAGTATGTATATGAATCAACAGGTTAGCGTCAAAAGATATGCACATGCTACTTTGGCTCTACGTCGGTAATATCGTCCACCTTGGCCATACCGATTTGCACCCTAGCTTGCGCCTGCTCCAGCGCCTGAATAACGCTGATCCGGTTGTCGCTGACGCTGACATCAAGCCGGTCACCATATGTCCGTGGCTTAAGCTTGCTAGCCACCCACTTGCGCGCATCGACCTGCAAGCGCTTCTGGTTCACCCATGCGCTGACTGCAACGCCTTCTAAATGGTCAGGGATGGGCTGATCTGCCAGTTCGACAATTTCCTCTGCCAAGCGGTCTGCTCGCTGCTCTACGGCCTTGTGATAGGCCTCCTTAAGCCTTTCATCAGCCTGAAGCATTCGCCAAGCGTGAACGTAACTTGGCATACCCGGCTCGCGCAAAGCGCCAGATAAGCTGGCACCGCTGCTGATCTTGTCTAGGATGCCAGGCCAGATGTCCGCGGTGTATTCGATTGGTCGTCCCATTTGCCCCATTTTTTGCCCTTTTAGATAAAACCTATCGGCACCAAATTGTCGATAGTCAAAACCTCACGCGTATTTATTTCAAATGTTTTGCGATCGCGAATCGCCCGGCCCGACATTTCTCATCTTCGCCTCCAAAAAAACGGGGTACTCACGACAACCGCTTTCCCCCTAAAGCTGGCGGCAACTGATACCAGCGCCGTCATGCTATCACCTCAATTTCGACCGCGTAGACTTTGGGGCCATCTTTGCGCTGCCTGTACTGCCAGTCGAGTTGTTGATGGCCATCATCGACGCCAAGCCAATCGGCAACGCCATCCCGCACTGCTTTGAAGGCTGACTGTAGGTTGTCACCGTCTAATGCTCGCGGTGCAACTCTGGTCAACACCAGTGTGCATGGTGGAGCTGGTGGTGCGGCAACAGACGCCAAGGCGCTGAACGCTTTTGACCGGTGACTTTTGGCCAATTTTGCCTTCACAGCCCAATGCAACCTTAAGTTCGCAACCGACACAATCTTCACTGGCATCCTAATTTCAATCATTTCCTGTTCCTTTTCCCGTCTTTCCCATTTCCCGATCCTTCCGATCCCATCCGGCCCATCCGCCATCCGATCCTTCCTGTGTCTATAGACACAGGAGGAAGGATTCGGATGATTGGCGGGGTGGGAACCCGGATGACTTCGGATGACTTCGGATGATTCGGATGATAATTCGGATGCATCCTTACTCATCCGATTCGGATGACTTCGGATGACTTCGGATGGTCTGGATGACTCTGATACCCACCTTCCACCTCGACTACCATACCCTTGGCTATCATACTTTTCACTACTTCCCAAAATCTATTGTTCTTCACGCCATGCTCTTTGGCGCTCTCTCGCCACTCGTCGTACTGCACTGGATAGTTGTTCAGGTTGTCCTGTTCGCGTTTAACTTCGATCAGCACCAAGCACTCCATGACCAGTTTTTGGTTTGGTGAGAGGTAGGTTTTCTTTTGGACTTGACTGACCAGACCGCTGATGTCTACGCTGGTGAGGAATGCGCCTTTGACTGGCAGATTGTGTTTGTCTAGAATTGGCAGATCGACCTGGGTAATTTGAAAGTTCTTAGCCGCGGGCATCTCAGCGTCTTTCATCTTTCTGGACTCAAACTGGATGGTTTTGGTGCCTGAGTCCAACGCCACCTTGTACTCTGCATCCAGTGCGCCTCTGAGAGCTGTAGACCCCCTGCTGCGCTCTTTGTCCATGGCACCTGAGTGATGGACTACTAAAACGCAACACTTCCATGGTTGGCGCAGGTAGGTGTCTAAGTGCTGGATGAAGGCATTCATGTCTTGGGTGCTGTTCTCATCCCCGCCCATGTTTCTGGCCACTGTATCGATGATGATCATGCTAGGTATACAGCCGGCATCTGCTGACAGCTGCTTAACTGACTCAGCCACAATGGCCGCCTCGGTGCTGTCGTATAGCTGTGCAGCCCTGTGGCTTTTGTACAGTGGCGCGCCTTGCAGGCTGGTGCCGTTCCCCAGCTCCCAAGCTTTGAACCGCCTGGCCAACCCGTTATGCCCTTCGCCCGCAATATAAAACACCGCCCCCTGCTGTACCTGGTGCCCGTGCCATGGTTTGCCAGTAGCAATACAGCAGGCTATGTCGATTGACACAAAGCTCTTGCCACCGCCCGGGTCGCCAAACACCTGCGCCAAGGAGTCGCTCTCAATGTAGTCATCCACCACCCAATGTATTTGGGTTAGCTGCAGGTTATCTGCCCTGGTGAACTCAAAGGCCAGCTTGTCTTTCACCGGCCCTGCTACGCGCTCGATCTGCTCTTTGACCGCATCCAAGCCCTGCAACACGTGCAGGTCGTTGAAGTCTGTTGGTTTGTTGGGCAAGTCAGACTCCGAGAAATTAGGGTAAACAACCTCGCCAAATACCAGCGCAGCTGCAGCCTTGCCCTTGGCCACGCCTGGGTTGCCCTCGGTGAACTGGTCATTGTCTGCGCCGATCACAATCCGGCTGCCAGGGAACATCTCTTTGGCAGCCTTAGCCACCTTGGCCAAGTTGCCACAGTCAAACGCCACCAATGTGGTGTACCCCGTCGCCTCATGGATGCTGGCGCAAGTAGCAAAGCCCTCACCGATAAAGATCACCTTCCGGTTACCACGTAGCTCATAAAAACCACCTTCAATCTTGCCACCCTTTAAGAACCGTTTGTTACCATCAGCATCAATGGTTTGGTAGCTCAGTATCTCGCCCGCCTGGTCAATCACCGGCACCACCAACCTGCCAGCACGGTCAATCTTGATCCCATGGGGCTCAATACGTTTACGCACAAGGTAGGGATGGTCTGCGCTGGCATCTGTATAAGTCGATACCTCTTCTTCTGCCCGATCTGCCGCCTGCGCCTGGGAAGCCAACCTCTCAGCCTCTCGCTTGGCCTTAAACTCACCCACCCACTTGTCATGCTCTAGGCGCTCAGTAAACGTCATCGACCTGCCAGTGTCTGCCACCCATTTAGCCTCAAACGTAGGCTCCTTCCAGCAGCCACAGACCCCCACAGGAATCTTGCCGGTAGTGTGCAAGATGTACCAACCGTCCAATGCCCCCTTCTTGCTCGACACATGAGGCACCCTGTGAATCTCACCATCAGGTATCAGCTCCTTGATGGTCAACCCACTAGCCTCACAATGCCTGCGAAAGCTCTCAACAGGGTCTACCAGGTCAGTCGATGCTGTGGCCACGGCAAAGCCGTTAGGAAATATGCTTGATAGACTGCTCATGCCTGTGCCTCTAACAGTTCTGGCCATATGGCCTTCCAGCTGCCCTGGCACACCATCTTCCGGCTTACTCTTCCCGCAGTCTCCTGCTCTATCCGTACCGCCTCCCAAGCACTCATTTCACGCCTGCCGGTCAAACATTGGTACAGGTACTGCTCATTCATGCCAACTTTTTCTGCCAGTTGTCGGCGCTCATCTGGTGTTATTTGTGTGTTCATAGACCGTGGAGTCTAGCAGATCGCTATAAATTTAAGGGCATAGGGAAAACACCTAGAAAATAATCTATCAACCCGCTAGAAATCTCTAGTTTTCCGCTAGAATTCTGGTCATGGGCAGGGAAATAGGTTCTTGCCCATCACGCCAAACGGCCAACAACACAAAGGAAACAAAATGACAAACGCAACACAAACAACTGCTCAAGAAGAACGCAACATGAATATGTATGGAGTCGCTGATATTGACGCTTATGTGGAATCTGTCAAAGAATCCATCACTTACCAATTCACAGGCGGTCACATGATAGTCGCTGGCCTGATGTCTGATGCTCAAGAATTAATTGCTGGTGGCGCACAAAACAGCAGCCGCCAAACTCTCAACATTGCTAAACACATTTTGTTTTTAATCATGGATGGCCAATTGGTTGGCACAGTCGAACGCAAGTAAACCCAACGGGGCCTCGGCCCCCATCTTTAAGGAGACTTCACAATGAAATACAAATTGAATTTTGCAAGGGACGTAGACACTGATGAGCCAGATGTTTACATTCTTAATCTGTCCAATGGATTTAAATTTGCTCATGACGCATGGGCTATTGAACACGTTAGAGCCTACAACACCGTCCAAGAAATGAAAGATGACATCAAACATTTTGTGGTGGCCTGCAATTGCAAAGACTGCGTAGAGGTAACAACATGAACCACACACAACACGCCCTAACCGCCGACAGCCACCGCAGGCTTGGCAAACGCGCCGAGGCTGCGCTGGACTATCTGCTGTGCCTTGTCATTGGCACTGGCCTTGCTGCACTTCTTGTTGCTTGGTGGTCATCATGACAAACTTGCAAGACTTCTGCCAACAGCCACGCACTATGCAAGAACTGGTCGACGCTGGCTTTGCTGCTCACACGGTCTACAACGCCGTCAAACGCAACGAACTGACTAACACTAACGCAACCGACGCTTGGGGCCGCAAACAGCGCCGCAAAGGCTTGTTTTTGTCCACCGTAACCGCAACCCCTTACAACGCCTCCGTACTATTGGCCGCTTGGAGTACACAACCATGAACATTGCACCCGTTTGTCCAGATGGAATGCTGGAGATCAACATTGAATGCGAAGGCGTGGACTTAGTCTGCCACTTTGACTACACCCCTGCCGAGACAGGATCGAAAGATTCCATGGGCTTACTGTACGAGCCTGACCAGGTTGCACAATGCACCCTCGCCCACGCTTACGTTGGTGACGTAGACATCGCCCATTTGCTTTTGCAATACCTGGTTGATGACCTTGAAGCCACCGCACTTGAATACACCAAAGAGGAACAAAATGACAATTACTGAACTTATTGCGGCACTCAAAGCCGCCAAAGCAGCCGAAGAAAAAGCCAAGGCCACACGCTTGGACATTGAAACCCAAATGGTTGCTTTGTTTGCCAAGCCAGCTGCTGGCGAAGGCACCCATAACGACGAAGACTTCAGCATCACCTGGAAGCTTAACCGCACGGTTGACACCGACAAACTGTCTGCTGCTTATGAGTCATTGCCGGTCAACGCCCAGCGAGCCTTTCGCTGGAAGGCCGAAGTCGAACTTAAGAACCTGCGAGCCTTGGCCGAGCTGGACCCTGTGTCTTACTCAGCTGTTGCCGAATTTATCACCAGCAAACCCGCCAAACCATCTATTGACCTGAAAGACAAACCATGAGCTTTGACCTGAACTCTATTTTCAAAACCCGCCGTGTCCGCGCGCCCAAAATTGTGATCGTTGGCCAAGGCAAGATTGGTAAGACGACCTTTGCCGCTATGGCCCCCAACGCCATTGGCATCTTGACCGAGGACGGCGCCGACGCTGTAGACGCCAACGCATTTCCCTTGGCCAGTAGCTTGACTGAAGTTTATGCAGCCATTGAAACATTGATCAGCAGCGAGCATGACTTTAAAACCCTGTTCATTGACTCGCTTGATTGGCTCGAGCCTATGGTGCAGGAACACGTTTGCAAGGCCAACAGCTGGAAGAACATTGAGGCGCCAGGCTTTGGCAAAGGGTATGTGGCTGCAGCCGAGGAATGGCGCAACCTACTGTCTGGCTTGGAAGTCTTACGAGCCGCCAAGGGCATGGGCATCATCTTGATTGCTCACGACAAGATCAAACGCATTGAAGACCCGCTGACAGAGGGCTATGACTCGCATGTATTGAAGCTGCACGACAAGGCCGCTGGACTGATCCAAGAGTGGGCTGACATTGTTGGCTATGCCGGTTACCGCATTTTCACCAGCAAGATCGATGCAGGTTTTTCTAAGAAGGAAACCAAAGCCACTACCACCGGCGAGCGTATCTTGCACGTCGAACCCCACCCGGCTCATTGCGGCGGTAACCGCTTTGGCCTCACTAATATGCCGCTTGACTGGGCGGCATTCCAGGCTGCGCTCACCGCAGCTCAGTCCTGATTTTCAGTCCAACCATTAACTAGGAAACACAAAATGGCACACTTTTCTTTTGACGCATCAACCGTAGCACCCCAGGCCGTGACTGGCCCAATTCCCGCAGGCACTTACCTTGCCCATTGCATTGAATCTGATGTCGCCCCGCTGAAGTCCGGCAACGGCACTGGTTTGAAAATGACCTTTGAAATTCTGGATGGCCAGTACAAAGGTCGCAGAATTTGGGAGAACCTCAACATCCAGCACACAAACGAGGATACTCAGCGCATTGCTCAGAGCCAGCTTTCAGCCCTGTGCCACGCCGTTAACGTCATCAAGTTGGAAGACACCGCAGCCCTGCACTTTAAGCCGGTCAAGGTCAAAGTAGTGGTGCGCGAGGCTCAAGGCCAATACCAGGCCAGCAACAACGTCAAAGGCTATGAGTCTGCCGGTGGTTCAACAGTTGCATTTGTACCGGCAACCGACGCACCCGCACCGGCAGCTGTTGCACCGGTGTCCAAAGCACCCGCTTGGGCAAGGAAGTAAACCATGGCCGCAGTTCCAACATCAGTTGTTGATCCTGTGGCCGACGCCATCTTTGCCAGTTACAAGGCAAAGTATGGTGTCGAAGTTCAACGCCCCTACCTTGGTGCCAGTTCTATCGGTAAGCCCTGCTTGCGCCAGCACTGGTACTCGTTCAGATGGTCAAAGCAGCCTGAATTTTCTGGCCGGTTGTACCGAGTGTTTCAGTCTGGCCATTTGCAAGAACCAAGGGTTTATGCCGATTTGCGAGCCATTGGCTGCACGGTCTATGACGTGAACCCGTCCACCGGCAAACAGTTTGGCTGGAGTGAACCAAGCACCGGCCATCACTTTCGAGGCAACGCCGACGGCATTGTGACTGGCTTACCCCAAGCACCTAAAGCCCCGCATATATTGGAAATAAAAACAGCATCCAATAAATATTTTGGGGAAATGCAAAAGTCCGGTGTAAAGCAAGCCAAGCCCGAGCATTGGGCACAGATGCAATCATATATGCACTGGTCAATTGCTGAGTTTGGCGAAGACGGTTGCAAGCGAGCCATCTACATTGTTGTTAATAAAGACAACGACGACATTTACACCGAACGCTTAGAGTACGACGCACAGGCAGCGCAGGCAATTGTGGACAAGGCACTGGCCATCATTACCGCCATCGAGCCGCCGGTAGGGATCAGCACTGATCCAACCTGGTACGAGTGTAAGTTTTGCGACTTCCATAGTATTTGCCATGGCACTGATGTACCGGCACCCACTTGCCGGTCATGCGCTCATATCACGCCCGAGCTGGAGGGTAACGGGAATTGGCTGTGTGAATTTTACGCAGGCAAAGTGTCTGACAAGGTGCAGCGCGACGGTTGTAACCATCACCGGTACATACCGATCCTGTTGGCCAAAAGCGCCAAGCCAATGGACATGGACGGTGACGCTGTGGTGTACCAGATGGCCGACGGCCAGCAATTCACTAACGGTGACCCCGAGGTAAACCCTAAGCACTTGGCTAGCGCCGAAATTCATGCAGCCAAAGACAAAGCTGTGCTGGTGCGTGAAGACGTGATAAAAATCCGCATTCAGTTTGAGGGAAGGATCGTATGATCTTGCGCGACTACCAGACGCGCACGGTCACCGATTTGTTTGATTGGTGGACAAAGCATCAGGATGCCAGCGACATTCCGTTGCTGGTGTTGCCAACCGCGGCAGGCAAGTCGGTGATTTGCGCTGAGATCGTGCGCCAAATGTGGGCACAGTGGCCAGATTACCACCCCCGCACGGTAGTCCTGGTACCCAGCAAGGAGCTGGCCGAACAAAATGCGGCCAAGCTGCAGGCGCTGTTGCCGGACGACATCCATGTTGGGTTTGTCAGCGCCAGCTTGGGCAAGAAGCAGCACCATGCTGACGTAATTGTGGCTACGATTGGCAGCATCCACAAGTCAGCGCATTTGCTGGGTGACATCAAAGCCGTGATCATTGACGAAGCTCACCTGGTGGACACCAAAGCCCAGGGGATGTACCGCACGTTTTTGGCCAAGCTGGGTGAGCTGTGCGACTTTCGCACGGTTGGCATGACCGCCACCCCGTTTAGGGGTAATCAAGTCTGGTTGACCGACGGGGACGATCCACTGTTTACTGGCACGGCCAGCAAGGTCACCATGGGTGAGCTGTTGGCGCAGAAGTTTATTGCGCCACTGGTGCCGCCAACCGAGAAGATGACAACCCGCATCGATGCCAGCCAGGTCGGCATTGCCAACGGTGACTATAAAATTGGTGAGCTATCCGCGGTGGTTGCCGGTTACCTTGAGCAAGTGGCCAAGGAAGCCGTCTACATGGCCTCACAGCGCCGCAAGTGGATAGCCTTTACGCCAAGCGTGGCCAACGCTGAATGTTTGGCCGACAACCTTAACGGCCTTGGAATCACTGCAGCCGTTGTATGCGGGGAAACCCCTAAACAAGAACGCCAAGACTTGATCCAAGACTTTCGGTCTGGCCAGATTCATTGCTTGGTCACCGTGCTGGCGCTGTCGGTTGGTTTTGACGTGCCCGACGTTGATTGCATTATTTGGTGCCGGCCCACTAAGTCGCCGGTGCTGTATGTGCAGGGCATGGGACGCGGCACCAGGATTGCACCAGGCAAAGAAAATTGTTTGGTGCTGGACTTCACCGACACCGTTGAGCGCCTGGGGCCGGTAGACATCATCAAGGGACGGGCCAAACGGGCCGGTGGCAACACCGAAGGACCGTACAGCATCTGCCCTGAGTGTGGCGAGCGCAACGCTGCCAAAGCCCTGATTTGCACGTCCTGTGGCGCTACGATCCGCGAGGAAGAGGCCAAGCCGGTGGACGCCAAAGTATCCTTGGCCGCGCTTTTGTCGGCGCAGGCCGAGGCCGTGTTGGTTTGGCATGACGTGACCAGGGTGGCATATGCGGTTCACCGCAAAGAAGGCAAACCTGACTCAATGAGAGTTGACTACTACAGCGGCATTCTGCGGTGCGCCAGCGAATGGGTTTGCTTTGATCACATTGGGTACGCCAGCCAAAAGGCCGTGGCCTGGTGGCTCCAACGCAGCCAATTAAGAAGTTTTCCCAATTCAGTTGTTCATGCCATTGAAGTTTTGCAGGAAGACCCAGATTATTTGCAAGCACCCAGCCGGATTGCGATACGCAAGAACGGCAAATACACCGAGGTAAAAGACTATGAATTTGATTGAGTTGAACGCCATCAAGAATCATTTAGCCCAACAGCTGGCTGATCTTGATGGAATAAAAACAAATTGCACCAGCTGTAGTAAGTATGACGGTAAGTGCAAACAGTACCAAGCAGAGCCACCGCAAGAGTGGTTGCATGGATCGGTTGAGTGTGAACATTGGAACTGGGACCAAATTCCTTTTTAAGGAAAGCAACTATGAAGTATTTTCTTTTTTTACTAATGAGCGGATGCGCGGCGGGATCGTCTTGGCAGGCCAGCCTGGGCGAGCCTGCTGGCGGCGCGGAGCAGAAGATGGTGTTGGACAAGAACATCCAAGCCATGAGCCGCAACGAAGTCATCTTGGCCGTGCAGGAGTGCGAAAGCTCTGGCCTGCGGGCGGTCATGGTGTTTGCGAAACGCAAGATCAACAACTACACCGCTGACGTCGTGGCTGACGTAACGTGTGCCCCTAAATACAGGTACTGAATATGATTGAAGCAATTAAAAATTTTTTTAGAAAAGACCAACAGATTGTCGAACAAGGTCTTGTCTGGCGGTGCAGTAACTGCTACCTTATTTTTCTAACCAAATCAGCCGGAGATGAGCACAAATGCCAAGACCCAAGAGTGAATTGACTGGCGTGGCCAAGAACGTCGCTGTGCGGTTGATACCGGCGCATTATGCAGAATGGAAGCGTTTAGGTGGTGCCAAGTGGCTGCGCCAGATGCTGTCGCAAAGTATTAAGGAGAAGCGCGATGCCAGCGTTTGAAACTTGGGAACGAGAGAACTTAATTAAGTTTGCTGCCGAAGCATACCAAAAGATGCAAGAGCAGCACGACCTGATACAACAGTTGCAGAACGATGTGAAAGACGCCATTAAGGCATACAGGGAGTTGATCAAATGAAACAAGAGCTTGTTGATTTGCCTTGTTGCGGGTACACGGATGCAAGTGCAGTCAAATGGAATCCACTTAACGGCGTTGTGCAATGCCACAACTGTGGGCAGACCTACACCACACCACAGCGCACATGGGTAGGGCTGACTGATGATGATTGGAAAGAAATTGAAGATATGCCCGACACCTTTGACCAAGGGGTTGCATGGGCGCAAGCCAAACTCAAGGAGAAGAACACATGATTGAAATTACACGCTTTAGATTTGATATGGATGGTTCAATAGAGCCGTATGAGGATGGTAAATGGGTTCGTTATGAAGACATGCTACAGCGCACATGGGTAGGGCTGGCACCAGAAGACAGACTAACGGCTAAATATATGCAAGACGCACCTGACGGCATTGAAGCAGTTATTGACTACATCGAAGCCAAGCTCAAGGAGAAGAACACATGATTGCCACCATATTTGTGTTGTTCATCGGCGCTATCATTGGCGTCGGTGGCATCATTGCGTTTCTGTATTTCTTCGCTGACTAGACGTTGCGCTCAAAGTGCGGGCAGTCTATTAGGTTACTGAAGTACCCGCCCCAACGATTCTTGGGGTGCAACGATTCCCAGTAGATGCCCAGCGGTTCAATGATCTTTCTATTCCAGACAATCTTGCCGTCTTTGAAGAAGTTCAAGTCGATGGCGCAGCGTTTGAGGTGGATGCTGTTCATTGTCTTAGAACGCCCTGTTTTGACGTAGATAGCCTGCTGTTCGGGTGTGCGGGATAGTTCCCCACCAGTGACCATGAAGCCCTGTTCCGTGGCGTACTGGATCAGTTTGCACACGTCCAGCAGGAATGCGGCTTGTTCAGTGCTTAGGCTCATTTTTGTTCTCCATCTGTTTCGCCGTGCGACAGTTTCACGCCAGCAAGTAAGCCAATAAAGCCACCAACAATGGTTTGGAATGCTGGGCTAATCAGTTTAAAGATTTCAGCGTTGTCAACTTTGTCGTCAAACAATCCAGCCATTAGAACGCCAACCATGCCAACGACAACAATGCACAAGGTGAAGCTAACCATCAGGGTCACAAGAAAAGTTAGCTTTGCTTTCATTTCTTTCTCATTTCTGCAAGTTTTTCAACCGTGCGACCACCAAAGTAAGCGCCCATGATCAGCATCCCCCAATTGCCCAGCAGCGTGACGTAGGACTCATTGGCGTTGTATCCAAAGGCAGACATCATGGCAAACAGGAAGTACCCCAAGAAGATGGCTATAAGGCTCATGGGGCGGATGTTTTTTGACAGCCAAGAGTCACTGGACATGTCTGCCTCCCAGCGATCCGTGACATTGTCGGCATCACTCTGCGCGGCCTTGGCCAACAGATCAAGCTCGGCCAGTTCCATCTTGGCTTTTTCAATGCCTAGCTCCAACAGGCGCTCTTCGTGGTCAAACTGAAGCTGGCGCAGCTTGGCAACATCCTCAGATGTTGGGTTGTCAGGTATTTTTACGCCTAGCGTCTTTTCGACTACGTCCTTGCCCTTGGCTTGGATGGCGCTGGACAGCAGCCCTAAACCGTTTTCGGCTAGGCTGCCCAATAATGATGCAAGTATTGGGAGCATTATTTTTCCTTTTTAAGTTCACGCCTGAGTTTTTCTACCTTCTCCACCTGCGCTTTGACTTCGTGCTTGGCTTCTAGTATGTCCAGATACAACATACCCAGCAGTGGCAACATCAGCCCAACCAGAATCAAAGCAGCAACCCAACCCACTACGTTTTCCCAATCTTGCTTAAGAGGCCGAGAAGCAGCCACATATATAGGAGGAATAGGATAGTCGCCAGCAGGTACGCTTGCCTTTCGTTTAAAAGACGTTGCCTTTCCTTGCGTTGCCATGATTCATCATCTCGTTTCTTCCTTGCCTTGTCCTGTTCTACCTTGATGACATCCCGCATTTCAAACACTTTGCTGTACAACGCCCCCATCTCTTTAGGAGCGCCGTACACCATCGCCTCTCTTATCTCAACCTCCAACGCAGCCATCTGGTCTTGAGCCATTACCCGCTTTAGGGCGGCTTCCATCAAGTTGGCATCAGGGCTGTAGATTGTTTTGCTTTTCTCTTCCTCTTCCCTTATGTGGTCAGCAAGCTGTTCTTGCAATTTGAAAAACTGGGAAAGCTGGGTGACGATGTCTGACATGACTTGGGTTTCGTCAACGGCAACGTAGGCCACAGGCTTGGGCGATTTTGTCTGTGGGACAGGTGCAGCATTTGCACCAAACATTTCTGCCAACTTTGACCAGAAACCCCTAACCTCTTTTGCGATTCCAATGACTTCGTTAACAGTGCTTTTGACCTCCATAAAGGAAGTCTTAGCTTGCTTGTACAGTTTGCACCCTTCCTTGATTGCGGCAACGCAAGCATTAGCAGCGAAAAGGATGCTGATTGGATCAATTTCACGCGCCTATCAATTTATTGACGATCACGCCAACAAAGCCAGGGCCAAGCAACACTGCGCCGATCACGACGTAGAGCAGATACTCTATGCGCGTCATGCGCTGCTTTCCAGCCTCTAGTTTCTCTTCGATATTCTTGTATCGCTCATCGCAAGATGCTTGGTGCGCGTAGAAGTCTGTCTCTAAACTCATGCTGCTGGTGTCTCAGTTGGTGTTACTACTACGACTTCAGCCGCTACTTGTGCAGCTACTGCCGCATCATGCACTGCTTGTTCTTCAGCGGTGTACTCAACTTGGGAGACTACACCTGTTTCTACGTTTACTTCGATTCTGTGTGTCATGATTTAGCCTTCATAAAGAATGTTTACAGAGCCAGCGTCAAAGGTGTCTGGTGTTACAGAAGTAATGCGAATCCGATCAAGCGCGCCACCAAGAGCAAGTGTTCCACCACTATTGGTACTTCGATCTCCAGTTGTATTAACTAACATACCGCATTCAACCCAAGTATTACTAGTAAGATTGACCAACTGAACTGTTCCAGTCCATAAATATGCCGCATTACCAGCAGTTGCAACAACAAAAGCAGTAGTGCTTGTTACTGCCGCAGAGCTACTTGCGCCTGATTGAATTGTGACCGCCCCCGATACATAACCAGTAGTTACAATTGAACCAGAGCCTATTTGAATTAAAAAATTTGAATTGCTACCTGTACTTACACCGTTAAACATCACCGTAATTCGCTTCACCCATGAAGGGATAGAAGTAAAGTCAATACTCGTACCACTGGTAGAGGCAACAGCAGTGCCGGAGGTAATCCCCAGCACCGCACCTGAGTTGATCGTGACGCTTGCTGATCCATCAATTACTGTGCTCATGCCCATGTCCCCACGTTAGTCGCTGCGCCTGATGCGGAAAGCGGATTGATTCGGATAAAGCTGCCAGCGTATGTCGAGTACGCGCCGCCAGGTGCTGCTGATAGCGTGTACTGCGGAATGAACGTGCCGCCAGCGTTGATTGAGACAGAACCCCTAATTTTAAAAATAAACGCAGTCGTGGCGGATGTAATTCCAGATTGAGCTACCGTGGCGGTAGCTTGAGAGCCAGCAAGACTTGTCATTGGGGTTACGGCGGTGGAAACAGCGGTGTTTAGCGCATTCATTCTTGCTGATGATCCGTCATAAAGAATGTTGTTTACTGTTGCCGTACCACCAAAGCCAAGAGAAACATCATGCGATGTTGTTCCCGCAGTTTTATAAAGCATGATAAGTGCTTCAAACTCATACACAGTGCTTGCTGATAGCGTTACACCAACACCAAACAGACTTTGTGCGCCAGTTGCATTTGACCCTACAACAGCAGTATCAAGTCTGTAATACTGCTGAGTTGGAACAATGCCTCGCTGTGTGCCAATAGGTGTAGCCGCAAAGATGGGGCTTGTGTATTCAATCTGCCCTGCGGCGGCAGGACTTGATAGCGTGTCAGAAGTTAAAACAAGTATTGACATGATTATCCTTCGTACAGAATGTTAACTGTTCCAGCATCAAAGGTGTCAGTACTGGTTGATGTGATACGCACAATTGAAAGTGTTCCAGTAATAGCTTTTGACCCTGCCGCTAAACCCGCATAAGTATTTACAGAATCAGCCATAGTTGCAGAACACACCCATGTACTGCCAGTTATATTTGCAATCGTCACAATCCCCGAATAGGTTGATGTTGCTTGCCCAGTTCTTGTTATCAAACATCCAGTTCCACCCCATGCACCTTGAATGCCATTGCCCAACACAACGCCAGAATATCCACTTGTTTCAACGCCACCAGATGGCCCAATTTGAATCAGTATGTTGGCGGTGCTTGAAAGAGACACACCGTTCATCATCACTGTGATGCGCTTAATCCAGTTTGGCAGACTTGTAAAGTCAATGCTTGTACCTGATGTAGACGCAACCGCTGTACCCAATGTATTGACAGCACTTGTCGCAGTGGCAGCAAGCAAAGTCAGCGTATTAGTACCCGCAACAGCAGGGGCAGCAAGTGTTACAGCCCCGCTGGTATCCCCCGAAATAACGACTGATGACATATATTTCCTTTACAGAACAACCCAGCGAGCGCCGGAGGGGACAGTGACAGTGATGCCGCTATTGACGGTGATCGGGCCAACAGACATTGCGTTAAAGCCAGTGCTGAGAGTATAGTTTGTTGTGACAATCTGGCCGTTCTCCACAAACACTTGGTCAGCGCCGCCGCCAGTTGCGCCGCCGCCCAAGGCACCCCAAGCTGTTGCGCCGTAGCCTTCAAACTTGCCAGTCGTGGTGTTGTAGCGCACCATGCCGGTGACGGCGGTGGGGCGTTGGCCGGTGGTGCCCACGCTCAGTTTGGCTGCACCCGTGTTGTTTAAGGTCAGTTGGCCAGCCACTGTCAGTGTGCTGCCAAATGTGACCGCACCAGTGGCCGACAGTGTGGTGAACGCGCCGGTGTTGGGTGTGACGTCGCCAATGGGAGGTGGGGCACCAAAAGAATTGATGTCCAACGGGATGGCAATGTTGTCTACGGTGTAGAGCAACACCTCCGTAGCGGTCTTGACTATGAACTTGTAGCTGGTGGTGTTGAGCAACCAGATGTTAGCTTGGCCAAGCGAGTCCAAGATGATCGGGTTGGTGTTGGGCGTAGCAGCGGTGTAGTCGGTGTACGTAGCGATAGGTGTTGAAGTGCCCGCCGCATAGGTGTAGATTTTGCCTCCGACAAGAGGCAAGCCATCCGATCCGAAGATTTGCTGTTTGGGTGAGGGGGTTAAGCCAGCCATGTGTTTACCTCAAGTTGTTTTTTCATGGATATTATGGAGCCATACTGTTTTTTGATCTAGATGGTGTTGCCAATTGATTTGGCTGTTTAAGTGATTCTTCAAGACGCTTGCTAGTTTGTCGTCCACGTTCAAATTGTGCTGCTTGTTTTGCAAGCGGAAATCTAATTGCTTCAAGCCCTTCCAATCCTCTAACAACAGCGCCAGCGGTGTTTGGATAATTAACGGCACCAGGCTGCTTGACCAAAATATCTTTTAAAGCATCTCTTAAATCAACTATTTGGTTGCGGCCTTGTTTACCAAACATATAGACTAATTTGTCGTCATAATCCAATTGCTTCACTGCAGTATTGAAATTTTTAAACGACATTTGATCACCCTTGGTGAGCAAATCTTTTAAGTGTTGAATGGTTTGGCCTTGCAATTCAGCATATGCCTGGCGGCCTTGTGGACCAGCTTTTTTCAACAAACTGGTAACGGTTCGCATTTCTTCCAAGCTGCCATCTAGCACAACATTCTTAAAGATGTCTTCATAAGCCACTTGACGATCTGCATAACCAGCTTTGGTGCCAAGCAATTTATCTACTCTAGACACATTTTCAAATTCTTTGGCCAGCTGCTTGCGCTGCGCTCTGGCTGTGCGGTATAGATTACCACCAGCGCCTTCGGTGGCCTGGTCAATCAATTGTTTCAATTGCTTGGCATTTGCTGAGCCTTTGACTTTGCCAACTTCTTGGTATACGTCTTCCAATGCGCGAATTGAAATTGTGCCCTTGTTGCTTGGGTCATTCATTCTTAATGATTCAGCCACTGAGTCCAAAATTGGGTCCAGCTTTTGTCTCATTGTTGGTGTTTTTTGATTTATGAAATCAACAATGCTTTGGTATGGGACTTCTTGCAAAGTTTCACCGGCAGTGTCTGCATTTGCATAAGCTTTTTTGTAAGCTTTAAATTTCTTTTCATATGTATCAACCAACGCTTTATCAACCAATTTGCCAACCTGGCGCATTTGAGTCGGGTCTGCAACCTCGGCACCAGTTTGCTCGGCCATGCTTTCAAGTTTTTGGGAAATGGCTTGTTTTTGTTGTTCTCTAAACCTAGCCATTTGTTCGACAAGTTCTTGTTTTTTAGCTTCACTAACACCAGAAATAGCGCCGCGCTCAATGTCGGATTCAAATTGTTGTTGCGCCAAAGACTTAGTGCGCTCACCAGCTGTAGCAGGCAAGTTCATTCTTTGCAGGCGCTCTTCACGCAACAAGTCTTCGGCAGTGCTTGCAGCTCCCATGCCTTGCATGGTTGGCTGTTGACGAGTCAAAGTATTTGCCAACACGTTCTTAGCAGGTGCTACGGCCTGTCTAAGGATAGGACTTAATTGGTTGATTGCACCAGGCATAAGAGTGCTTAAGGCTGTGCCTGCACTGGTCAACGGTGTAGGTGGTATTGCACCCAAAAATTTGCCTATTGCCCCAGTTATTTCTGGGCCAGTTTCAGTCAAAGGCGTAAAGCCGATCATTTGTCTACTTGCTTTGCCAACGTCTTTGCCTGCTGACATTCCAAATTCAGTAGGAGTGCCGCCAATATTTTCACCTAAATACTCAGCAACCGGCCCGGCCACTGCACTAATGACATTGCCGGCAATAAGAGCTGGAGTCTCTGCAACACCCATGATCCTGTCGCGTAACGACACTTCTTTTTTGGGCAAAGTTGTAGTTTTTTCGGCACCAGGTATATCAGCACCCACCAAACCTAATTTTTTAAAAAAGTCATTGCGAGGAATCTTGTCGGCATAGAATTTTTGATGCAATGCATCAGCCAACACAACATCTGAAACACTGTTGTATTCGGGGTTTTTTTGACGAAACTCAATAAGTGTTGCCATTTCAACCGCCTATTTATCTGTAAACAAATTCAAAGGATCAAATGAGTTTGTACCTGATTCACCAGGTATCAAACTTTGAATTGATTTTGCTCCTGGTCCAGCTTGAATTTCCATGGCTTTAATTGCCAATTCACGTGCTTTTTGTTTTTGTTTAATGACAGTAGAGTCTTCTCCTGGCTTGGGAAAATACAATTTTTCTGCTGTTATAAATTCCCCTGGTGAAATTGCTGCGCCTGATTCTTTTCGCAAAACTGCTGTGATAAAGTTAATACGTCCATTTACTACTTGTTGTTGTTCTGGACTCATACCTCCTAAAATACCTGGCAACACATTAAAAATATCGTCTGTTGCTGCAGTAAATTTGTCACCAATAAAAGGAACAAGACCAACCACACTGCCAACCGCTCCTCTAACAACTCCAGTGCCTGTTTCTCCTTTGTTTTCAAGGTCTTTAAGCAAAGCATGAGAATCTTTCATTCTCATACCAAACGCGGTTGCATTACTTTGTGTTTCAGTCAATCCAGAAGATTTACCTTTTAATACATCGCCGCGAGGCTGAATGATTGGTGATGTAATATTTACAGCAGCGCCAGGCTTGGTTGCACCGCTAAGCACTGGTGCCGCACCGGCAACAAATGGCGCATTAACTGGTGGTAGAGTTTGACTAAGGGTAACTGGAAAAGCTTGCAAGGTTCGATTGTTGACGCCAACAATTGAGCCGTCTTCGGACTGTTGAATTGTGTAGCCAGGGTTGGCTTTTTCCCATGCAAATTTTTGCCGATCAAAATTTAATCGTTCCTGAGCAAGCCGTTCTGACGATCCAAGATTGGCAATTGCTTGATCGTATAGTTTGCGATTAGGATGGCCTACTGGCAATGCGTCACGCTCTGCAGTTAATCTTTTGATGTCAGTTGGCGTGATGTCTTGTGATGAAGTAAATATATTTTCACCGCCGCCAGTTACCAAATTTCTACCGACAGTATAAACTTTAGTTAACTGTTCCAGTTCTTTGTTCAAAAACGTAATTTGGTCTTTTGCTTTGGCGCTGTAGGGGAAATTTGTTCGCAAGTAGTTAATTTCTGCCCGTATTTGATCTGCTTTGGACGGCGTAGCAAGCGCGTTGGTTGGTGCAGCCGCAGCGGGCGGTGGTGTAGTGGGTAAATTATTGACTCGCGGCGCTGGGTCTACACCTGGCGCTTGAAGATTTGCCGTTACAACTGGTGTGGGTGCGGCTACTGGCGCAGCTAGACCTTCTGCTCGGCTAGCCACAAAATCGTCGTATGTAACGCCTGCGGGAGCATTTTTTACGTAGTCCATCTTCATCGCTTCATCTATAGGCGCGGATGGGCCAACAACAGACGGCGCGGCGGCAGGCGGTGGTTTCGGTGCATTGCGATTTGCATATGATCTGTCTTGCTGATACGCCAAAACTTTTTGGTACGAGGTAAGCAAATGGTCGCCCGTAGCTCGCACTTCTGGGCGAGGGTCTTGCAACATCAGCGTTGCCGCTTCCATAGGGTCAGCAGGGCCGCCATGCTTTCCAATCTCACCCATAATTTTAGCTACCGTGTCCCGCGCTTCTTGCCCTTGCTGAATTGTCATTTGAACTTGTCCTAATTGCGCTTGGGCCAACTCGTTTTGCGTACCAGCAGATTTTCTTTGCGCTTGTGCAGCCAAAATATTTTGTGTTTGACCATACTGCGTCAGTGGGTCATTCAACTGAAGTTGTTGAACACCAAGGGAAATTCTAGGATCAATAGCCATTTTTTAATCCTTAAGGCATGCCACGAGCATATGCGGGATTATTCCCTGCTAATGCGTTTGCTATGTTTTGACTACTTGAATAGTTCAAATACGTATTCAAACCGCCCGTCAAAGCGTTTGCTGTGCCAACATAGCCAGACGCCCGTGCAGCCGCGCCGCTGGTAATAGCGTCGCCAACATTTGAAGACATTTGCTGACCTTGCTGACCTATTTGTTGGGCAGTGGATTGGCCCATACCTGTCATAGCTTGCAAAGGTTGCAAACGAGCGGTACGCTCGGACTGATAGCGGTTGAATGCGTTGGTGTACTCTTGCGAGCCCATTTCTTGGCCGAATCGCGTAAGCGCCTTGCCAGTGCCGCCAGACAGCAAACCACCACGGGCCGCAGCGGATCGCTCCAAAGCTTTTGTGCCTTCGCTTAATCGAAATGCGTAGCCTGGATCGGCTTGAAACTGATCCATACCAAACGGCGTGTATTTTGATGCCTCAACCAGTTCCGGCAACGCATTGACGCCCACGTCGTAAAAAGGTTTCTGTCTTGCAACGTCTTCTTGGTATTGTCTGTATTGCAATCGGGCTGCTTCGCCCGTAGCATCTGCCTGCATTTGCCCAGCTCTATTTGCTGCACTTGACCCAATTAACGAACTGCCAATAATTGCGGCGGGGATCATCCATGCGGCCATATTAAACTCCTTCGCTCAAACACTGAGCAATATTACACACTTGTTTTTGTTTCGCTAAATCATTCACGATATTTCCCTTCCGCTGACGCGCATGTTGATTGCGCTGGCTGTGCCTGCGATTGTGGAGATAAACCCGCCAGATGGCAAGATGTGGCCAACAAGCTCAGGAAAGATGTACGTTTCAGACGCGGCCAAGGATTTGGCCTTGACGATCAAGTTGTCGTTGCTGGCGGTGCCCGTGGCGGTGATCAAGTTGACGCTGATGGTGGCCGCCGAGGCGCTGTAGTTGGTGGCGGTGAATTTGTCAATGATTGTGGTCACGCCATTGGCCGTGTATTGCGTTGTCTGAGTCGCCTCAACGGTTTTGGCTGGCACTAGATTTTTGGCAGTTACAGTCATTGAAGCACCTTTTACAAAACAACCCAGCGGGAGCCGGACGAAACCGTCACTGTCTGACCGCTAGCAATGGTGATCGGCCCAGCCGACATGCCTGAATTTCCAGTGGCTATAGTGTAACTCGTTGAAACGGTTTTGCTGTTGACGTAAATTCCGTTGCCCGCGTTAAATTGTTGGGCTAAGAATTCGCCCGTAGAAGGCTTGTACAGCAACTTGGCGTTGCTGGTGTAAATTGTGGTTGGTGTACCTGTTATGGCGTCGGCAAACAACGGGAAGACGTTGGTGGCCGTGGCGGTGTCATTACTAAGCGCCGCGCCTGATATTACCGTGGCCCATGCGCCGTCCCCCCGCCAATAGGTTGTGGCCGACGCGCCGGTGCCGCTGTTCAGATTGGTGACCGGTAGATTGCCAGTGACTTGAGTGGTCAAGCTCACGTTACTCAGTGTGCCGCCCAACGTGATCGTGCCAGAAGTCGTAATGGTGCCGCCGGTCAGGGTAATTCCGTTGACTGTTCCCGCAGTACCCACTGACGTAACCGTACCTGTACCGCCGCTAGATGGCACAAACGGCGGCGCAAGTTGCAGGTCATCCAAAGATGTCTGGTTGTTGCCGCCGCCGGTCAACGTAAACAAGTTTAGAAAGAACCGGTACCACTCACGCGACATCAACCCCGTGCGGGGGTCGATAAACTCGACCCGCGACGAAGGTAGGTTCGTTATATTGAGTTGTTCAGGCATTGGTCGGGCTCAGAATCAATTCAGCGCCCATAATGGCGACCTTTACAGGATCGGTGCCAGACACTTCATAAACCCTGTCCCGTAACTTGAGCGTCATGCCAAGCCGCCGCCAGAAGACGCGCTGATAGTACGCCCCGATCTTGCCCATCGGTGACCAATGCTCATTGCTCCAAGTATGGCCGCCATCATCAGACCAGCGCAACATGACTTGGGGATCGTCGCCTTGGCCAGTAACCAACCCAGTACCTGATTCGCAATTTAACTGCAAACTGTGGTGCGCGGTGCGCTTGAGGTTGTTTTGACCGCTAGGCAGGGCTCGCCATGAGCGCAGCCATTTTTGAGGCTCGTCATAGTCATCGTAGACATCCAACGTCATCTGGTAAATGTTGCCATTCTCAAAGTCGCCCACAATGGTGTTGCCACCAAAGTTGCACTGACAATTGGATCGGTGACGGGTAAATTCTCCGTTGTCCCAGCCAGCACGTTCGTGCCATGCTTGGGTAGCCACATCAAACACCCACGTGGCGTTGCCGGCGGGAAACGTCAGGACGTAAAAAGCATGGCCTTCTTGCTGGTAGGTGTAGGCCACCGCGTCTGAAATATTGCCGTATTGAGCAATTGCATACTCAATGGCGTGGGTAGATATGCGTTGACCAGTGTAGCCATTGGCCCTGTAGACGATGCCTTGGCCACGGGCATCGGTGCCCAGCCAGAACAGGCCGTTGTCGAGCTTGGCCACAGAGAACGCAGCCACGCAACCAATTTCGTTGAACGCGCCTTGAATGCGGGTCAGCGGGAAGTCAGCCAAGCCAGCGTCGTACCAAACTTCAACAGAATCGGTACCAAACAACCAGGCTTCACGGTGGTCTACGATGAGCGCTACCAAACCGTCGGGTGAGCCTTCAGAGCTAGCAAAATCTAACGGATCAACCGACAGGCCGTCCAACAGCGAGGTCACCCACACTTTTTGGCTGTCTGGCTCATTGAACACAAAATAGCCGTCTAGATAGCCTACAGTCACCGCGCCAGGGAAATCTGGGTCAGTAATCTGGGCAAACACGTTGGTGACTTCGTTGTAGATATAGCTGTCAGGATTGCAAGCAAAGAATATCTGGGTGCCGTTGTCAGCAATGGACACGGGGCCAGTGCCGGTCACGGTGCCAAGCAAAGTAGGCACGGCGGTCATGCCCGTAACTTTATAGACTTCCAAACCTGACACCACATAAAAGTCAGACCCGTTGGTCTGATGTGCCCAAAGCGCTCTGATTGGGCCTGTGCCGATTGTTTGCAAAAAATCCAACCCAGGGCAGCGCGTTAGAAAAGCCGCCGTCTGACCGTTGTCTGGCGTGGCCTCGGGGTACAGGTTCACCATGCGATTGTTGGCAGCGTTGATGCTGCGAGCAACATAGCTTGCACCAAGAATCGGCGTTTGCATCAGTAATTACCGGCGTAAATGTTGAACCGCTGACGTGAGGACACAATGGCGTAAGGCATGGACATGATGTCGTCAGGATTGTTGATGCGCTTGAGATTGCGCTTGGACGTCATTGCAATCCGTTGCACTTGTGGGCTTGGCTCAACGCCAAATTCAGGTGCAATTTCCATTGCCAAATTGTAGACAAACGCCCGCAAATAGCCTGGTGGGAACAGGATGTTGGTCACCAAAGTGGCGGGCTGACTCAATTCCTCAACCGAAATAAAGTGCCATTCCAAGTCCCGTGTAGGCTGCGGGTAAACGGTCATCGTAACGTCGGGGTAGGTCATGTTGACAAAAATGACCTGCGGGTACGTTGATGTGACGGTCTTAACCGCAATACCGTCGTATTGCTGTTGATTGATAAATTTGATGCCATAAGACACATTGGTGCCCGCATCGCGGTAGTAGGTGGCGTCATCCAGCAATACTGGCCGGTTACCTACAAAATTACCTGACGGGCCAAGAGTGCGCGTAATTTGACCCGCAGGCCAAGTAAACGTCTGATCTTGAGTGCTAAAAACAGCTAGGCGCTCAGTGTTCCATGAATCAATCATTTGATTCAACGCCATTAGCGAATCTTGAGACACGGACGCGGAAGTTGTCTCACCTTCGGCCAACACACCAAGCAATCGCAATGCTCTATTGATTTGATCGCCAGCAGTGTAGATGGCCATGTTTATGCTCCTTGTTCGACCACCTCTGGTGATCGGCTACGACGACGTTTGACTTCCAGTGGAGCCGCCTCAACAGGCGTGTCTAAAGTATATCGCACCCAACCATTTTTTTCATCTTCTACAGCTTCAAGCTCCATAGTGGCAACCTTGGCACCGTGAACTTCATGAGACATGTAAATAACAGCCATAATTTCAGAAGGGGGTGGTTAGCCCCCGTTTGTTTTAGCTTGCGCCGTGGATGATGGAAAAGTTGATGATGACAGCTTCAGAGTATGAAGTGGCAGCAGTCAAATTCCGCAACGTGATTAAAGCAGAACCGGCAGCCAAATACGAAACGTAAGTGGTGTAAGCCCCAGCAGCACTACCAGTCGTATTACTGGAAACGCACACAATGATTGTGTCATTGATAGAGATCGAGCTGTTGGTCAAAACAAACGACACTGCGGTGGCTCCTGCCAATGCCGCGTTGTTCATTGTGATGCGGCCAGCGCTGTTATTCAGCGTCACGCCTGTGGCTTTGCTGGTTAACTGCGTTACCGCGCCTTGGGCTGCTGCGCTGTAGCCAATTTCTTGGCTAGCGTAGCAGGTAGTAAATTCGGGGTCGCTATACGCAACACCTACTGCTTGAGTATTTGGCATGATTTTTTCCTTTAAAAATAGGGGCCGAAGCCCCTATTTAGGTTTAAGCAATACGATACAAAGTGTATGCAGCGTCGCCTGTTTTGCGGAACATGAACTGCGCTGCGCCACCAACACCTGCCGCGCTGCCAGTAATAGCAACAACCAAGTTGCCAACCGCAGTGATGCCAGTTCCAACAGCCATTGTGATGAGGCCGGTGGAAGTGCCGAGGTTAATAACAGTCAAATTGAACGTGCTGCCAATTTTTGCGTTAGTTATGACCGCATCAATTGCGGTTGCCGTTGGCAAAGTGTACGTAGCAGCGGTTGTGGAGGGGTTACCCACCAAAAGATCATTGGTGATTTGTGCAACGGTCAGAGTGGCCGTAGCAGTTGCCGTTTGGGGCGTTGGAGCAACGCTCATAACGATTTCGTTTAGGTTGCCGTCACCGACTTGGTATCCACCGCCAGAATTAGGTAATGCCATGATAATTTTCCTTTAAAAGAGTTTCTGATCAACCCCAGATGCGGCAGGCCATCTGTGGACGAATTGTGCTGAAGCCATACAGAACGTCAATACGGCAAGGCATACGGTCGTTGTTGATGTCGTACTGACGAACAACGCGCAAGCTAATACCGTTATGAACTGCGCGAGCAGCCATATCGACACCTTGGGGCAGCAACAAATCGGCGGTCGCAAAAGTGATCGCATCTTTGTGGTAAACCAAGTTCTGGGGGTACTGAGTGCTGGCCGTACCGACAAACACGACGGCTTTGCTGGTAGCAGGCAAAGTCAGCATGGTGGCCAGAGCATGTGCTGCTGAGTACATTGGCGCAACAGTCACAGTGGCAGTTGTAGTGGTTGTTGAAGAGGCCAAAGCAACAAACTGGAACAACGAACCAGTGGATTCACGGGTTTGTGGGTTCACAGAGTAAACATCAGCAATCGTAAACACATCACCAACAGCGATAAGTTCACCAGAGCCGACAGTCAATGTCAGAGTAGATGCACCTTCAGTTGTCACAGCAGCGCCGGTAGTGTTGCCAGTGGCAGCGCGTGTACCAGTGGTGTGTTGCTTGATTGACTGAGACATATTGACTTCGTCAAAGCCCAACACGCCAGTGCCCATCATGCCGTTCTTGAACTGCTTGCTGACGGTGTCAGTGGGGTTGAACAAACCTTTCATGCCTTCAACCAAACCAGCGTTTGCAGCAGGATTAACTGTTGCATAGCGTGGGGACATTACAGCAGCGTTTTCGTTCAGTTTTTGTTGCGCTTGCAACAGAACCAAAGAAGTGCCTGGAGTGGTGCCTGGGGTGCCAACGGTGTTACCGATGGTTTTGTACGCATTGGCAACGTCAGCATCAATGCTGGATGCCAACTGGCTGATACGAGGCTTCAACACACGTTCTGCAAAGTCGTCCAATTGCATGGTCAATTCAGCAGATGTAAAGTTCACGCCGACGTGCTTTTGTGAAGCAACAGTCAGAGTGGTGAACTGTTCGTTGTCGTCCTGAACTTGCAGAGCGGCACCGTCAGTTACCAGAGCGCGGTCGGGTAAACGGATACGCAATGTAGAACCGATCTTGGCACCTTCAACAGCAAAGCTGTCGTCGTACTGACGGTTTACGTTACGGGTGATCACCAGGTTGTTCTCGAGAATTTCGAGAGCTTTACGGGTGATCATGTCAATCGTTAAGATACTATTAGCCATGAAAAAAGTCCTTTAAAAATTATTTAGCGGTTGGCTTGTGCTTCCCACTTTTTTCGTTGTCTTACTCTTTCAGCTTCAATCCACTGCGAATCCGTCATGGTCTTGGTAGACCGTGGATCAGTAGTGTCATAGGCTGGGCTCCCAGAGGAGCGAGCAGTGACAGGCGAAATCGGTGCTGGCGCAGACGTGGTTCGTTTCACGGGAGGATCACTGGCCATTTTGGCCTCAATTCTCCCAATTTCTTTAGCCTGCACGATAGGCGCAAGACGAGAGATTCGTTCCGCTTCCTTGGGGTTGGCACCGAGGTAGTAAGCTACTTCAGGGCCGATGTCCGAGGCTCGGATCGACTCAGCCATCACGTCAGTAATTGGAAGTTTTGGGTTGTATGCGACTTGTTCAAAGTCATCATATTTAGCCCGCGCTTCTTCTTCCTGTTCGTGATAAGCATCAAGAATTGCAGATTGCTGCCGTGCTTGTTCTCGCTGGGCAAGCAGTTGTTCAGCTTTCTGGAAGGCCAATGCGTCTGCATAGGCTTCAGTGCTTTCAAACTGATCGACCGACGGGATCGTTGCTGGCGCTCTCAGCGTTTGCGTTTCCGCTTGGCGTTGAGTCTGCTCTCTTTCCCACTTACGTTGTTCTCTTGCAAGCCTTTTGCCAATTGCTGCATCAAGCTCTTCTTGGGTAAAAACCCGTGAAGACTCTTTTGCTTCATCAGCGACTTCCGGCGCGTTTACATTTGCTTCAGGAGTGGCCGTCACTTCTGCTGCGGGCGCGGAGTCTACTTCCGCTAAGGGTTGTTGGACTTCTTCAGTCATTTTTGAATCCTAAGATTCCCTGGTGATCCGCACCAGTACGGGTTTTTGTCATTATGCCGTCAATGCGGCAACTTTGGCTTGGAAATCTTTAACCCGAACGTCAAGGCTGGCTTGATCAGCCGTCAGTTTGGCGGCTAACTCATCCAAACGAGTTTGATTTTCGCTTTGTCGGCGTTCGCGGGTAGCAAAAGTATTTTCGCGTGTGGTCAATGCAGCTTCCCGCTCGGCGCTAGAAGTTTCAAACGCTTTAACTTGGTTGGCCAAATCAAGCTCGCGGGCAGCAAGTTCGTCAGCCTTAATTTTGGAGCTATCGTTTTTGTCTTTGGCTGATGCCACCATTTCTGCGGCTTGAGTTTTGGCAGTTGCCAATTCTGCGGCAGCTTTGGCACGATCAACCACTGCGTCTTGGGCAGCGGATAACGCGCCTTGGCGTATGGCCAATTCTTTTTGCAAATTAACCAAATTGGTTAAGTCCGCAGGTAATTGCTTCTGAATGTACTCAATCAGATTAGTGTGGTTCATAGAACCGCCATCACCATAAAAGTCCATGATTTAATCCTTTAGGAATAGTAGGTGATATTGATCTTGGCGCTGGCTGTTTGTTCAATAAATTGAATTTGAGACAAGTCGCCGTCGTATTGCAGAGTAACACCGGCTGCCAAAGGCATACCAACAGAAGCTGTAGGTGCTACGCCATCATCACGCCAGCGCACAGCTTGGGTTTCGGGGGTAATGATTGCAATGCGGGGGGTGCCTGCCAAACCATTCAAATCTTTAGCTGGTACTGTTAATTTAGACGCCGAACTAAGACTTGTGATCTGCTGGTACCCCATCGTAGAGGTAATTGCTTTGAGGTTAATAGCCATTCAAAATCTCCTTCTTTCGGTAAATGACCGAAGTTTAACCAACAATTGATCTGTGTTAATTGTTATTGAACTGTATGTGATAACGGCATTTTGACCTGTTACGCCATACGTTCCCGAATCACCCAGTAAAAATCTGCCTTTGGAAAGTGTAGCAGATTGTCCGGTTATGGTATAGACACCGTAATCACCTGATAAAGCCTTTGAGCGTAACAAAGTAGCAGACTGACCAGTTACTGCGTAAGCACCGTAATCACCTGATAAAGCCTTTGAGCGTAACAAAGTAGCAGACTGACCAGTTATGGTATACGAGCCATTGTTTGCGCTTAAAACTTTAGAACGTAATAGACTTGCGGATTGTCCGGTTACTGCATAGGAGCCATTGTTTGCCGCTATGGTGTACCCTCCGTTGAATATCCATCCAATGTTACCGCCACCGTCTACATTTCCATTGGCTGTTGGCGCTAACCAAGTTGCACCGCCTGTAGCGATATTATTTGAAATATTTAAATAAGATGTAGTTACAGTTCCGCTTGGCTTACTTAAAATTCCACCATCTAGAATATTTACTATACTGCTATTTCCATCTATAAGTAGACTAGAAACATTTAATGTTGAACCAGCAACAAGTTGAATTTGTGCAGAAAAGGCATTTGAAGGAGAATTATTTGTTAATAGATTTGTTATTGTTTGCGTATTTCCAAGGCTTCCAATAGTAAGAGTTTGAAGAGAAGAAGCACTTCTATTTAATGTTACTGAAGGAAAAGTAGCGTTAGGAACATTTAAAGATGTAGTACTTCCACCAAAAACAAATGAAGACCCTGTAAAATCAACGGTAGTTCCTGTAAGAGTCCCAATAAATTGATTAGATATTGTAATAGTTGAGTTAAGGGTTATAGTTTTTGTGCTTACATTATTAAAATTAAAACTAACGCAATTTAAATTGTAACTATTAGAATCAAATGATGAAGAGACAGTCCAAGTCCCACCCGTAACAGAATTTGATAATTTATATATTGTTCCTGCCCCACCACTAATGTTTGTGGCAGTGGGCATAGAAGCAAAAACTGACTGTATGAAATTTGTTCTTGACGTATTAGTAGAAGAAAAAGTTATTGATGTAAATGGAGAACTGCTACTAAAATTATTTTGGTTTAAATAACTTCCATAAATGGTTGGCGTACTATTTGTATATGTATGAACGCCGCCAGCATTTAATAAAGTTAAATCTAAAACATAAGAACTGCTTAAAGCAATGGTTGCACCGCTGTTGCCAAAAGTAAAATTAAGGGCTTTGGCTTCTGCGCCGCCAGCCGATGTTCCGTGAGCAATAGTACAAGTACCAGACGTAGGAGAGAAACTTACGTTTGGAGTACCAGTGCATGAAAAATTTGTAATGTCTGGAAAATCCCAATACGTTGCACTAGCCGACCTTGTGTTTACATAAGACCCTGTACCAAAAGCAATAGCCCTTGTATTGTTATTGTTTGAAGAAAAAATTCCAAAATGAGTTAATGTGAAATTATTTAAATCTAGTGTGCCTGACGTTAATGTTATTGTTCTTAATGTTGTAGTGCCAACAGCTAAAGCATCTTGTAATCTGTAAGTTGCAGTACCAGAAAATGTAATTGGAAAATTTAAATTTAATGCCGCACTTACTATATTTTGTGTTCCGCTGGTAGCCGCAAAAGTTACCACGCCTGTGCCAGTAGCTATAGTCATTCCTGATTTAAATGTCAAATTACCATAAATCGTTAGCGTAGTACCAGTGGAACTAGCTTTTGACCCTGTAAATGTATTACTATAAACAAGACTTCTAATTGCTGTGCCAGTAGTAAAGTTTGTACTACCAGTTCCAGCAACAAATTGAAAACTTATGCTGTTTGCTTCTGTTGGCAATCCTGCATTAATTGTCCTTGATGTTCCAGAACTATTTGTGCAAACTATTAGCGGAGTTCCGGTTACGTTATATGTTGCCGCACCAGTAAAAATAGTTCCTGTACTATTTAAAGAAATTGTATTTGTTCCAAATGCCAGAGTTCCAGTAAACCCCGTCATTGTTAGCGTTTGAATCGTAACGCTTACATTTACTGTTGCAGTACCAGCACCTGATAACGCATTAAATGTCGCCGTATCTGCTGTACTTGGGACACTCGCACCCCTTGCGCCGCCAGATGTAGCACTCCAATTAGATGTGCTTGTCCAGTTACCTGAACCGCCAGAAACCCAAAATCTTGCCGCCATTATCCAACATCCTCATCTAACAAAGATTCTGATGGTGCAGATGTAATCAATAAAACCCAAGCATTGATGCGTTCTTGTTTAAAAGCATCTATTTCAACATCAGTATATGTATGGTCATCAGGAAGATATAAAGCATCCCTAAACATAATTCCGTTGTGCGTATGCTCGTAGATTATTTGCATAATTAAGCAATACCAATAAGAACAGTTGCAGCTACAGCGGCAGTGAAGTTAACAGTGAATGTACCGTACTGCAATGGAAAAAAAAGTCAATCGTCATGTTGCTTGGAACACGCCGTTAGTGCCGTCTAAAGTTACAGTGACTGTTTCGCTTGCCGCTACAGCTTGGCTTGATCCGTAGTCCCAATAAGCCACGTTTGTGCCTGTTGTTGAATCAGTCAAAATTGCGTATTGAAAACTAAATCCAGCGCCAGACGCTGTCCAAAGCGTTGGGCTTGCCAATACCAACTTAAACGTGCCGCCAGTTTGCGAGGCGCTAGTTGTACTAGCCGCATTACCGCCAGTTGTGTAGCCGTTACCGTTTGCAACTTCGGTAATTGTCCCCGCAGCTTGGCTTACCGCTGTGGCTAACTTGATCACCCATGAGTCTGAGCCAGAATTGATACCTTCAAACAAGTCCTCAATTGCTGGTTGAAATTTGTTGTACGTTGCCATAGTAACCTCTTATGCCAAGTATTTCAGTTTGTAAAGTGTGCGAAGATAAATTTCAATGATGTTATCAATAAGCTGTTGCAATGACGAATCTGACTTGTCTGCAACCTTATACCGAGCTTCTTCAATTTCAGCCAACGAGCTTTCTAAAAACTCAATGATGTTGGAAGTCTTCTTTGCCGAATGCAAAGTGATGGGGCCAATCAAACCATGACGGCCTTGGTAGGCTTCAGCAAAGTCATCTGCCGCGCCAACAATTCGGTCATAGAAAATGTTAAGTGCTTCGTGCTTGCTAAAGCTGCGGGTGTTCAAGTGAACGCTGTGCGCCACGTCCCGTGCTAGAAACAGCAAGCCTAAAAAATCAGCGGCTTTCATTGTGGCATTCCCATTTGTTGTTCAGGTGGCATCATTTCTTGCTCAGGGGGCATCATCTCTTGCTGGGGCATCTCAGGCATTTCATTGATCATATTTTGCGACTCCATTGCCGCAGCGACCACGCCCATCGCAATATCTTGAATCTGTTGCTCAGTCATGCCCGCTTGCACCGCAGCAATTCGCTTGGTTTCAGCTTCGTACATCTTAACTTCAGCTTCAAAATCTTTGCGCTGCATCTCCTGCGCTTCGATGGACTTGCCGACGTTCTTAAGCATCTCATGCAATTGGTCAAGCTCTTGACCCATTGCTTGCATTTGCTGTTCTGCGGCTTGTAACTCTGGTGGCTTGTCGCCGTCTTCCATGAGCTTAGGATCAATGGTCTTGGCAAACCGTTTGGCCATCTCTTGGGCACCAGGCCAGTCCATGTTCTTCACGAACAGGTCACCGGCCACAGACCACAGTTGCGGATTACCCTGCAACAGTTGGGCCATTGCTTCCAACGCCTCTTGGCGCTTGGTTGCGTAGCCTGGGCCGGTTGCCACCACCACGTCGTACTTGCCGACGCTTGGGTTGTAGATTTTTTCAATTACCACGTCGCCTTGCATGATCTTGTTGACGGCTTCAGGCTGGTCAGGGTTTAACTTGACCATGTCAGTTTCGCCGT